TTGTATTATTAATAATTCTAATTTTACCAGTTCCAATATCTGATATTTCTTGACCAATCATATTTAATGAATAATTACCACCAACTTTATTATAAACAACAATATCGATTACATTAATAACACCATTAACTTTCAATATTTCATTTTGTAATTGACCTAAATACACATCTTCATTCATTTCACTTTTATTAATATCCAAATAATTTTTAACAATATTAATTACATTATTTGCGATAGTATTATCCGAAATATTATCAACAAATATATCAATATCAAATGCTAAATTAAATATTTTACCATCTTTAATTTCAATATAATCATTAATCATTCTATATTGACTAAGATATTCTGCAATATTTTCTTTTAATAAACTATTACTAACATTTGATAACTTACCATCCGAACCAATACCCAATATTGATATCATGATTTTATTATTTTCTTTATAGGCATTTACCCTAAACGGTGAACCAAACCTACCCGGCATTTTATAAATCTGTAATATGTAATCAGTTAACGTAACACATCTATTTTGGCTTGAAAAATTATATTTTATCAAATGTCTTATTTGTTCAACATTCAATCCATCATTACCCCCAATTGCGGGTATTGGATTTGTCACTTTTAAACTTCTTTGCACAATTTGATTATAATCAGTACGAGAACCCAATACATTTAATCTATACGTTCCCATTTGTGTTAAAACACCAGCACCAATGTTAGAATCAATACCACCACCAATTCTATATTTAACAAATAATGTGTGATTTGGCTTTAATTTTTCACCCAATGCTGTATTATTTAAAAAATTTTCAAGAAAATATTTATTTGTAACATCTTCTTTTAATAACCCACTTTCAAATGCATTTAAATCAGGATCACCAGAACCAAATATTAATTTACAATAACCCTGTGATGTGTATTCCTTAATAAATTTCTTAGTAACATCAAACCATTTACCAGCCTTAATTCCAGATGAATCGGTTTTTACATTCGATGTATCTTCAATAAAAACTCTTTGTTGTGCTAAATAATCAACCTCAAAGTATCTTTTATTATTGTCATAAAACTCTTCATATGTTGGTAATACATTATAATCAACACCCTCAACTAAAATAACACCATCAATATCAATCACATTATTATCTGGTAATGTTATACTAAAAAAAGGCACAATATCATCATTAGTAATTACTCTTTTATAAATTTTAGTAGCACCATTTACAACAATTTCTCTTTTTGATACTAAATAATTAATAACAATACCATTTGAATCATAATTAGGCACAATTTTACGATTTGGATATCCAAACAAACTATTTTCTGAACCCCAATCAACTTTATATAATGTCTCAAACACAGTACCACCACCAACAATTTGTGCACCTGCATCCAACACTGGATAATAACTAGAATCAGGTTTATTACCCAATACTGGTATTGTTACAGTAAAATCAACCACAGTGACCGATGGTCTTTTGGGTGGTATATTAAAACCTAAATTTTTTGCAATATTTAATATCGACGCTCTTTGTTGTGCACATTCCAATTGTGTTTCTTGAAACACTCTATCAGTATTTATTGCTAAATTATTAGCAACACCAGCATTTAGGTCAATTAATACAGCACCAACACTTGAATCTGAAAAATCTTTTAACACTTCTGGATATGCTTGCTTTATATATGCTATTAAATCATCACGTATTTCACCAAATGTTCTACTATTATATCGAACAATATTATTTAATACATTTACTGCCATATTATTATTATTTAAAATGTTATATTAATACTATTAGTTTCATTAATTGTACCTTCTTCATATGTAAAAGTAACGTTAACAATTAATTGATTATCATCAATATCATAACCCTCATTATCTTTATCTCTTAAAAAACTAACACTATTTATTCTAATGTTAGAAATATATTTTGGAACAGTATTTTTTATTTCCAATTCAATTTCACCTTCTGTTGTACTATCATTAGGGTCAAAAATTGATTTAATTAAATTAGTCCCATATTCGGGATCATAATACCTTTCACCTTTTATTGTTAATAAAAGTAATAATAAATTTGAAACAATTGCATCTTTTGTCGTTTTTGTTGTATTAACAAAACCACCTTTTTGATTATCATCATTAATTGGATATGATATGTTTATTGAATTAATACCCATTTCATTTTATTTTTTTTATAAATACTAATAAAGAAAAAACCCAACAATTTATGTTGGGTTTTAAAAAAACACAATTTTTATTTACACGCCATTATTATCATCATTTTGTTTCTTCACATCATATAAACTTTTTATTGATTCATGTAATCTTATTATTGAATCATGACCATATTTTTGTAATATTGATATATATGTATTGAAATTTGGTTTTTCTAAATAAATATTATCATAATTATTCACATAAATACCCGCAAGACATTCATCAATAGCAATAACTTTCATATCATCAGGCAATTCATTAAATATTAATTCATTGAAAATGATTGCAAAATTGACACCATTAGTCATCACTTCGACGACATTATTTGTTTTCATTATTTTATATAATGTTTTTTGTTTATTATTTGAAAGAAGTTCAAACTGAACCCAAACAGGTATTGTTGTTTTTTTTCTAACTGAATTAAACAAATTAATTAATTCATCCGATGCTTTTACAATTCTACTCATAATTATTATAATTATTATTAATATTATTATAATTTTGTTTTTATAACATCCATTTCAACACCTTCAAATTTCCAAACTTCATGGGTGTTATTATAATTTATTCTCTTTACGAATTTATTTACGGTAAAACCAATAAGATTACCATAATCATCGTTAACAAACACACTTTTTATGTTTGTTAATTCTTTAAAAATTTCAGAATCATTTTCAACTTCATCTATTTTAAAATGCAATGGAATAAAAAACTCTAATTGTCTAAATTCAAAACCAATTCTTTTTACGTGCAAATATTCAGTAATTTCTTCAATTTTATTAATTATATTATCATTATCACGATAAATTTTAATTGGAAATTTAAATTTTTTTGATATTTTTTTAACATCAACCATCATATCGTTTTTTTGTTCATTAACAACATCAAAAACATCAACAATACCTAATTCATATGGCTTATTATTAAAGATATAAATTAATTCAAAATCATCATCATTTGTTCGTCTTTCCTTTTTTTCAATTTCAATCACTTCAGCAAGTGTTTTACCATAATATTTGTGTTTTTCATCAAAAAAACCATAATGTGCAACACGTCTACCATATTTATCTTTAACAACATTAGAACTATCATCATAGTTTTCAACACCATCATATCTAATATGTTTATCAGCAGTCATCGCAATTTTTCTATATGTTGAATTTTTAATAAAATTATCTGCTTTTTTTAAAATTTCGTAATATTCTTGAATATACTTTTCATCAGTTTGACCAGCATAAAATTTTTCAAGAATTTCATTTCTATGCCTTTTTCTCTGTATTTTTTTATCCTTTTCATCATAAATATTGGGATCGGCTTTTAATATATCGACTTCAGTATTATGTAATGCAATACTTATATTAATTAATATCCCATGTATTTTAACATATACCCAAAATGCGATTTTTTTAAAAAAATTTATCATACATTATTGATATTAATTATTGTTATTATTGTTCAATTTTCTTTTCAAAACTATATTACTATAAAAATCAGCACGTTTCTTTGTAACATTTGCTAAATGATATTTTTCTTTAAAATCTTCATATAATTGCTCGCCCAATTTTTTACGTAAATCAGCATCTAATATTAACCTCTTTAGATATTTTTGCCAATATTTATGTGCATTTTTTTCTGCGGGTATTAATACACAATTTTCCATATGTCGACCATCAACATTATATGGTGGTATATCAGAACATACAATAGGTAATTTTCTTGACCAACATTCAACCTGTTTTAAATTTGATTTCATTCTATTAAATTGATTATCGGCAAGCGGTGCAATAACAATATCCGTTTCATCCAATACTTGTGCATAAATATTGGCTTTTTGTGTCCATCTTCTAGCATAATTACCCTCATTGGGATATTTAACATTTCTTTCAAAATTCAACAACCATCTTTTATAATCTTCATTTTCAATAATTCTATGATTATCGGTTAATATTTTTTCATAAAAATAATATACACTTTCTTCCGATTTTATATTTCTTTCTTTTATAAGAAAGATATTGTTATTATATTTATTTTTCAAATCATTTGGTAAATTTTTAATTTTATTAACATCCCCCTTGCTTCGATTAATTTCATTAATCATTTCTTGTGTCCATAAACCACGTTTTTGTAAATCACTCAAAAAATCCTGATTTAATGTAATTTCCGTTGTAACACCTTGTGTATCCCAACCAGCAACAATAATTTTAAATTTACCCTTTAATTCTGGATTATTCCACAATACATTAACAACACCTTCTAACTGTTCCAAATCAACATAATGTGATGAACCTGCCATATATATAATTCTAACCAAACCATCAGGATCGGGCTTCCAATTATTTTGGAATTGTTTCATCCATGTTGGGTCAATTGAATTTTCCAAAACAATAACATTATTTTTACCAGTTACTTTACGAATTTCATCTGCAAATAATTCGGTTGTAGTCGTAATATAATCAGCAATTTTTAAATTTTCAAGAACAATAACGTATAATTTTTTTTCAATATTTAAACCATATAATGGGTGTTTGGGGTGTAAATGCCAATAATCATCAATATCACAAACTAAAATAGTCCCATTTTTTTTCAATTCATCAGCAATTGATTTCATCTTATTTAAATCGGGTACTAATTGTCTATGATAATGTATTATGTCAAATGATTTTAAATAATTAATTATATTAGGATCGTCAAAATTTAATTGTGGATTAATTTCAGTATAAAATTCATTACTATGATTTTTATCCAATTCAATTGCTGGTGTTAATGTTCTAAAATAATTAACACCAGCACCATCCGTATTATAAAACAACACTCTTATTCTATTATCCATATTATAAAAATTTATTAAATTTTATTATTCAATAATAATATACGATTATCGGCACAAAATATTGAAATTTAAATAAAAAACCAGCAAAATTTTTTGCTGGTTTTTTATTGTAACTATTATAACACAATATTATTTATCAGAATCTGTTGAAACGTTTTCACTCTTTTCGTTTTTCCTTTTTGTAGCATTTTTTTTACTATTAAAATTCTTATCAATTGTGTCAATATTATCTTTTTTATTGTTATTAACAATACCCATATTTTTATACTCTCTTAAATTTTTCAAAACATCATCACCAATTATTTCAATGTTTATCAAATTTTTTAATTTATATTTTTGTACTGATATTGGTAATTTTGATATTGTTAATACAACAAAATCACCCGGTTCAATTTTTATGTGTCTAACATACATACCGTCAACAAATTTAAAATCAATGATTTTATTATAGTTGACATCTCTTTTATTCAATTTATCTGTAATGTTTGATATTTTATAATTAGTCATATTTCATTATATTATTATAATTATGTTATTATTTAAACCCTTGTATTAAATTATCATCATATTTAACACCGTCATAACCCAATTTTTTTGCAAATTCTGTAATTGCCTTATATTTTAAATTATCCAAAGATACGTTATATTTACTTGCGAGTGTGTTAAAATTAATATGCGGAAACCAAATATTACACAAAATATCTACGGGTTTTTCGTTTTTTCTATATTTTACACCCAAGTCTTTCACATCCAATAAATTATCAAATTCAATTTCGTATTTATCATAACCCTTAATTGGATTTAAACAAAAAAAATTACCAATAACCGAATTTTCAATAATTGAACCTTTTCTATATGCAATTATTTTTTTATTATTTTTATTACCACCTAATAAACCATTATGTTCTTCAAGCGCATTTAAAAATTGATTTTCATCATCTTGTTTCAAATCAATTATATTTTGATTAACGTCATTTTCAATTGATTTAGATTTTTCATAATCAAAAATATCTTGAATTTTATT